CACTACCTCTCCATATAAATTCCTGGTTACTATATCCACTACTCGTTAACTCACAGTGGTCTTCATCTCCGGAATGTGCAAATGAATATGTACCATCTCCATCAGCATCCCATATAACATTCGTTTCATAATACGTTGACGCCCATCCCTGTGCAACTGCAAACGTTCTCAATTTGGCAAGGACATCACTCCCACCATTTACATTTGAGAATTTACTGTAATTCCATACTTTTCGTGCCATTAGTTTACTCCTTACGTGGTCGTCGTCGTAGTAGTAGTTGAAGTTGTAGTAGTATATGGTCCTTGCTCAACAGCAAAAAAATCCTGATATGATGTGCGTGAGATGTCCTGAAAAATTATATATCGTTTCAAATTATCAGGATCTTTTAAAATGTCTTCCGATTGGATATTGGGTCCCAATAATTGTTTGACTCCATCTAAATCTACGTAGAGCGCACTATCATAATGGTTTCCAATAGAAACTGTTTGTGAGAAAACAGAACCATCTGTAAGTAATCCAATAGAACCATTATCAACAGCCAAATCTCCTGGGCACATTTCAACACCAATTATTGTTCCACCACTGCCAATCGTATTTCTCCATTGTCCACCTGGGTCAGAAAACAATAATGGATATCCGTAAGGATAAGTATCATAATGATTTCTCGCAATCCCTCTTCTCCAATTTCCTGTATCAGATTGATTGCCAGCTCCATAATGACTTCCCTTAATTACCAATGGGAATGGATATTTTGATGGCGGTGAATATCTATTTGCGAAGCCGAGGTAACAAGACTCATAATTCGATTGCACCTTAACTGCAACAATGATACGTTGGCGATTTGAGAAGATCCAGTAGTACATTGTCGCATCGATGAGTGGTAAATTCGGCATTGTATTATATGTATTGTAAGTGGTATTATATGATTCTCGTACAGTTCCTTGTTCATTGATGTTGGCTCGCCAATCCATATCTGGCGTATACCATAGATAGCCATTAAGATTCCATCCATAAGCATTATCACCAACATAATACCACTCACGGATTCCTATCATTACTTCCTCAAGCCCACTGTTTCCAGTGTTCTGAAGGATTACTTCCTGTGGATCACCTGCCCAAATATCATTGCCCAATTTGTCTTGAGTATTCCTTTTGAATAGCTGTTGCCAATCACGTCCCGGATCACCATAAATGTAATCAATAGTTGGTGTTGAATCTGGAGTACCAGTAAATGTAATTGAGTAAGCACCGGTTTCATAATTAATCGTACCAGAAGTTATTCCTGTTCCAGTAATATTTCCAGTTCCGTCATCTACTCCTTCATAAGGCGTCGCAGATAATGAATAATCTACTGTTATCCGACCGAAGCCCACAGGATACCCAGCGAGTGTACCTGACCACGTAGTGCCAGAACCAGACAAGTTCTCAGCAGAAACTTCTGTTCCAACAACGAAATCAAGCAGTGCCTGTAGAAGTCCGGTGGCGCCAGCAAAAGTAGTACAACTTCCCGATGTAAAAGACTCATTAACCGTCATGGTTTTCTCCCATTATTGTTGAGCAAATACTAATTGTTTCAGCTTCAATGGATTTCTCGTTAATACATTGAAGACATCCTGTTCACCGGTCTTCGTAGACATATGTTGAGTAAACATCGCTGGATCCAAAATGTTGTTATTATTTACTACCACTTGCTGGCCTTGGTTTGATCCAAGTTTCCCCGTATCAGGACCAGCTTGAACAGACCCACCACCAGCAAAGTGAGAGCCAACAGGCATTGGTTGGATGCGTGGCATATTGAAACCACCGAATACTTCTCGTGGGATTGACATACTATTAAGAGCATCCATGACCGGTTTGCCGTAGTAATTAACTGCATCCACTTTGTGGACATACTCACCAGCTGTTAATTTAGCGGATATATTATCTGAGGTTTTTGTAGGTGAGTGACCTGCAACTTTTCCACCTTCGGCGTATCCAGTAGAAACGATCTTCGCAATTTGGACGGCTCCTAAACCAGCTATCACTGCTGCAGTAGCAATGGCACCATAACCATAAGGAGGAGTACCGAGTGCTCCAATAACACCATTAGCAATATTGATTGTCGCTTCTGCTATTCGCGCTGCCTTCATAAGATAGAAGAACTCTTTTTGCTTCTTTCCACTTAGTTCATACATCTCACCGAAGATATCCGCGATTCCACCAGAAATCTGCCTTGCAGAATCAAGACGATACTGCATCAACCTTCTTGCTTGATCTTCGTATAACTGGTCCTTCTCTTGTCTCTGGAGACGATAGAACTCATTCAACTCTGCTTCCTGAATCTTACCTTGATTAAATATCGCCAGTTCTTTATTCTGTCGTTCCTGTAAGTCAGCAAGTTCTTGTTGAAATTTTCCTTCAAGTGCTCCTTGATCACCAACTGCTACCCGTGCCTTTAAATCAGCGAATGCTTGTTCTGACGCTATCCTTTGTTCCTTTAACTTTTGCTCTTCTTTGACCTTATCTTCTTCTAATCTGGTTTCGGCTTCCAGGCGTTCCTGTGTTAACTCAAGAAGACGCTTCTGAAGATTCTGCTCAAGCGCAAATATCTTCGAATTGATTGCTTCGCGCTTGCTTGGGTCTTCTTCCAATTTCAAGCGTGCTTCCTGTGTTTCTATTTCGTTTTCCATTGATTCAATGAGTAAATCCTCACGATCCTGGAAATACGTTTTTAGATCCTTTAGACCTTGAGAATAGAGAAATTCATTTGCTGCCATTTCCTTATCTATAATGGCTTGCAATTTTGTAGCTTCAGATGCGAGAATTGTTTTGGCATCTGCTTCAGGTAAATCACCTGACTTCCCAGAACCAGTCGATGCAGTTTTACTCTTTCCAATAGGTTTAGAAGCGTACTTTGCTTCAGCCTTTCTTAAAGCAAAGACATCAGCAGTACTCGTCGATACCATTCTCAGCTTGTTTACTTCATCAGTCATCTCACGAACCTTTTCCGTTCCGTCCGCGAATGTCTCAGAAATAACCCTTCCATCTTTACTGATCTTGTAAACAGTATTTCGTTCAATGCCGAGAAGATCATCTACGGCTTTCCCAAATCCCTGAAGTGAATTGACTGTCGCATCCAGATTTCCAGATAAAGCAAGACTAACAGTACCAATTAATCGTCCGAGTACTTCAAATGCTTTTATCAATTTCTGGACTACCCATACTACTACATCAATTGATTGCTTAGCAGTTTCTGCCCATTCCTTTAATTTTCCTGTGGATTGAAGAAATTTAATCTCTTCAGTCAACTTGTTAATCCAGTCCCTGATTTTTCGAACGATTACTACCATGTCGTCATTGAATGCTTCACCGAAAGCAATTTGAAAACCTTCAAACGCAGCCTTCAATTCTCGTATGGCACCACCGATTCCAGCGGACATCTGTTCAGCAATATCTTCAGAGGTTCCACCAGCAGTTCTGAGTCCTTTAGTATATTCCTTAAGTTCTTCTCCACCAATACCAAGGAGTGCCGCCATTGCTGGACCTGCACGCAAGCCAAAAAGTTCCAATGCCTCATCGCCACGTAGACCTGCCTCTTCTAATTGTCTAATGACCTCCGCAAAACCGATGAAATTTCCCTCAGCATCCTTTGTTTGTAATGCTACCCCATTCATTCGGCCTTGCAAACCAGCCATCAATTTTTCTTCTTCTTTTGTTGGGTTGAGAAGAGCATTAATAGCACCACGTAAAGCTGTACCACCAAGTGTTCCTTTCAAACCTGCATCGGCCAATTTTCCAAGAGTACCCACCAAGTCTTCGAAGTCAGCACCGACACCGGCTGCAATTGGACCAACCAGCTTGAATCCTTCTCCTAACTCGATGAGATTTGTATTTGAAGTAGTAAATGTTTTGACGAGTACGTCGTTGACCGATCCAAGCTGGTCTATCTCCAAGCCAAAACCAGTGAGAATATTGGTCGTAATATCTGCTGCTTGACCAAGTTCGAGCGCGCCAGCTGCGGCCAAATTGAGGGTTCCTGGAAGTGCTTCTGTCGCTTCCTGTGCATCAAATCCTGCCATGCTGAGAAATCTCAAGCCTTCTGCTGCTTCACTCGCGGAGAACTTGGTTGTTGCACCCATTTTCTTCGCAATATCTGTGAGTTGTTGGAACTCTTCGGCAGTAGCACCCGAAACGGCTCCCACAGCACGCATTGTATCATCAAAGTCTGCAAAGACTTTTATGGTTGAACGTAGAAAAAGACCAGTACTCAGCGTGACACCCAACGCGGCAAACTTAGCCTGAATAGAAGTCAGCGTTCGCCCAACTCGCTTTACTCCATTGCCGAATTTGGTGAAACTGTTTTGCAAAGCCGCAATTTGACGGCCAGCAACACTTCTAAGTAATACTTGTATTTCTAATTTCTCGGCCATTAGGATTTTCTCCTCATGAAGCGACCCCAAGAATGCTTATCTGCAAACCTTGCAACCCTTATGGTATTCGCAAGGGACTTCTCTTTTGCTACCCTGTTTCGTTGGAATGTGTTAATTGCTTCTTGGAAAAAAGAGTACCCGTATTCGAAAACTCCTCTTCCATGACCCGCTTCGACAAGTCGACAGCATGACTCGAAAAGTCTGTAAGCAGATCTTTTGCCATGCCCAGAAGAGTCGCCGGCAACTCCATCTTCTGGGCCAGATCGAAAAAATGAGAATTTACCTCCCTGAGCATTTCCCAGATTTTGTTTATTTCAGATGGCGCCAATTTGAGAAGATCACTAACGGAAGTTCCTGGAAGAGCAAGGCTCATGAACTCTTTCAACTTTCCAGAATCACCAAAAACATTATCGATTACTTTTGTCAGCTTTATTTCATCAGCCTTTTCCTCAGCAGTTTCGGGCTGAGAATTGCTCCCGCCAAGTGATCCAGTCAGAAGATCAATAATCTCTTCTACCGTCAATTCCTTTGCGGTGTATTCCTTATCATCAATTTTCATACTCTTCTGCAATCTCATGTTTGCTCTTCTCCGGTTAAATATTACGTAGTAGTAGTCGTGGTAGTGGCGAACGTCGTGCTGAAGTATGGAGAATTTGGATTGTTCGCCACATCTGCCAGACCTTCGAAGGTATAGGACATCGTCATCCATTCTTCTCCAATCAACTGCAACGCTCCATTTGGAGAGAGGGTCCCACGCCAGAAACGCCATACCTGATTGGGGCCCAAGGGATTGTCCGAAACAAATTTGATCGCAAATTCCTTGTTGGTTTCTTGCAATGCTTGTACAATATTTGAACCGGATAAGGATCCCATGAGAAATCGGTTGACATTCTTTGTGGAAACTTCTTCGAGATCGAAGTTGAGAACATACTCCGATTGAATGACGGGGTTCTTGTCTTTTGTTCGAAACTCGGAACGAGAAGAGTAATGCGGGAGTTTTTCTACTGTGGGTTCGATTTCCACACTCGGCGCATTCCCCATATCCTCGTATCCTGCAGGATCGGTAGGAGGGGTCGTACCACTCCATTCTCCGATCCAGAGTATTCCCTTACCAATCGCATAAAGATCGGTGCTGTGGGCTTGTACCATTTCAGATACCTCCTGTATCGTGTTGATATTTAATTACTACATCCAATTTGAACGCATAGAACGGATCCCAATAATCCTGGTGGACTTCGGGATTAATATCAGTTGATTGAGCAAGTCCTCCTTTCCCTGGGTCTGAAAAAAGTGCTACCCAGATATCATCGAGTAGAGATGATAGTGTTGTATCCGGATTTACATTATCTTGAAAATAGCAGAAAAGACCGATAGTTAATTTGGAGATGAACACATCCTTTGCAGCTGGGTGTCGCGTCACTTTATGTTCTACTGGCTTTGGAAGCCCAGCAACGACGGCAATCACTGGGAACTGAGTGATTGCAAAGTTCTCCAGATCAGCTTTTGAGGGCAACCTTCTTTCTACGTGCTTGACTGCTGCAATTGATTCCAGTTCAGTCGTCACAATAGAAATGATTTGCTCACGTTTACTGTTAGCAGCCATCATTTATCTCCTTCTTGTCTGTCGGCGTACATGATTACGAATAATCTGCATTGCCATGAGACGATCTTCTCCACTCATTGCAAAAAACCTCCTGTGTTGATGCAGGAAGTATGCCTTTAACGGGTTCGGCGTACCGCTTGGATCTTGAGTATTCGCAAAAAATAGGGTTACCATGTCCTTCGTGGCTGTATGCGTCATACTACTCATCATAGAACCAGTATAGAACAAATTGACTTTTCTCCCCGTACGTCCCGTACGTTCTCTAAACAAACGATATTTCGGTGAGTACGGTTCGAAAGTATTCCCATCGACGTCCCTGCCCTCTGCAGTTCTCGCCTGAATACGTGCAATCAACATTAGACCTACTTCATCCATAACGCGTGCGTCTTGAAAATTTCTCAAGTACGACAAACGCCTGAGTACATCTCTGAGACCTATGAGAATAACTGGATCAGACACGAGTAAGTCTCCTCGGAACGTGATGGTATCTTTCGGTGTCAACAACTACACCCGAGCCATCCCAGTCATAATTGATTCCCGTCGCCAGCAGTATTTTCAATTCCTCATTGTACCGATCGCGGAATATTCTCATCTGCCTTTCGAAGGGATCACTTTCACCTGCATTCATAAGGTAGAGATAAGCCAACTCAAGGGTCTTATTGACCGATAGGTCTTTAAAATACCCTTCCTCTACCAAATCCGGGGAAAAAGCATTATCGCGCCAGTCCAATGAGTACTCCAGCGCTGCTTCCTTATACCACCGAACCTCAACGACGCGGTTGATAGCGGAAAATGCTTCCTTGTGTTTGAACGTCCAATCGTCAACACCAAGTTGGAGGATATTGGGACGAACTTCTACAAGATCGGCATCTACTGAGTAGACTGTTATTGCCATGACTTACCTCTTTATTTTTTGCCTTTTCGGCGTTTGATTTTTCTCACCTTAGTTTCTGATGGAGATTCTACCTGTTCCTTATGTTTAAGGGTCAGCATAGCAGGGCTGAGGTCTCCGTCACCGCTCGTTTCTTGAACGGCTGGGGGTTTCACCTGAGAAGTTTTTTCTGCCTTCTCCTTGAGCTTCTGCTGGGCAGCTGCAAGTCTCTCCTTATTGAGAATTGCCTCTTCCGTAATGCCAGGAGGTAATTGCTTTACATCACCCGTGAGTATTTCTCCTTTTTTGAAAAGGATATCGGGCGGTTCTGTGGCATC